AACTTTAAATAAATCATAATAACTTTCATTAGATCTTCTGGAATTTTAACTTTAGTTTGTCCCATTGATTTAGCTGTCTTATAGACATTAAAAATTAATTCTCCATCATCTAAACTTAAATAATTTCTATCAAATGGTAATGATTCAGTAAATTTTTTAACAATATTCATTTTTTGATAGTCCATATTCCGACGAGGTGGAAGAAAAACATAAAGTGCAAGTGTTATATAACTTAATAATGTATTATATTGTAAAGGTGAAATATCTTTGTTTTTACTAAATTGTAATACTTCAACACTTAATTCATTAAATCTAGTCATTACGTCTTCCCAATCTAACCAGTTTTTCTTTTGTGTCTCAGTCATATCTTCAGTAGGTGTCTCTTTTATTTCTTTTGCTTTATCGTTCATTAACTTGTAATATTTAGAATATAATTTAACTGCTTTTTTATCATCTTTACTAACTCCTAGACACGATACAATGGCGATATAATAAGCTCTTTGAGTATTTGGCTTATATTTATTAAGCATTTCTTTTACATATTCTAAATTATTCAAAAAATTGAAGTTTTTTAAAGGTAAATTTCCATTAAGTTTTTCTAAGTTTCTTAAGTATAAACTAATTGAAGAATCACTTAAGCCCTTATCTTTTAACAAATCAGTTAAGTTAGATTTAAACTCATTTTCCATAATATATATTAATAAATATTTAAAAATCTAAATATTTATTTACGTTAAAAATTTTGTAATTTATCTAAAGTCATTATATCTTTTTCTTGTAAGATGACGTTAGGGAAGCTTTTTATATAAGCTGTCCATCTACTCTTATTTTTTTTTATTCCTTCTATTCCCTTTTTATCTAGTCCTACGTAAGATTCGAGTAAATATTTTAAAGCTCTATTATAATTAGCCATAAAGAATACAATTACATTAGATTCATTTAGTACCGCTTTTAATTCGTGTCCAGTACAGGTATGATTTGTTGAAATTACTGAAACTCGTGCTTTTCTACTATTCTTTAGTAATTTATCTCTTAGATCATAAATATATTTACCAAGTTTACCTTTCATAGCATCAATATCGTCAAAGATTACTAAGCAATTTTCAAACTCATTATATTCTATAGGCTCAGTTAATAGAGTTTCATCTATTTCTATTCTTTTTAAGCTTTTTATGCTGTCTAAGCATTCATCTTCCATACCTTCACTAATTAAATAAATTCGATTATCTTTAAATATTCTATGGTATTCTTTAATATATTGAGCACACCAATAAGATTTTCCACTACCAGCACTACCACAGATAAAAATAGTATCACGTTCTCGATCTTTATCTGGTATATACTGGAAAATACCTTCTTTAATACGATATTGATCAAAAGGTTTAGTAAATTCATTATCTTCTGAGCTGTCTGATACGCTAAAGACCACATTTTTGAATTTTTTATTATCTTTAACAATAGCAAGACTCCTCCCGATTCCATTAGTATTAAGCGACATTATATATTATATATAGATTTTATTTTACACATATTTTTTTAATAGTTTATGACCTTCACTATTAATAATATTCTCATATTTTTTAGATACCTCAGGTATAATAGATATATCAGTTCCTAGTCCAAGATCTCCAAGATTTAGCTCAATCTTTTCTAATGTATAAGGATCACTATAATGTTCCATCATAAGCTCTAATGCTTTTAAATTTGAATTTTTCTGATATAATTTACCAGTTTCACTATTAAATAATTTACTTAGTTCTACAAGTGTATTTTTATTGCCTTGTAATTTATTAATAGCAAAAATGCGCTTTAAAACTTTGTAATATTTTCCTTCTTTGCTGTATTCTTCTACATCACGTTTTAAACTTTCAATTAACTTTTCCTTGGGTGGTACCACTGAAAAAGAATATATGATTGATAATTCGATAAATCTATTATTCATTCTGACCACATAATCACCTTTACAATAATCAACATCTTTGAACTCTTCTAAAAACTTTTCACGAGTCATTTCTTCACGACTATAGAATTTTTGTTTTCCACCATCTTTACGCTGTATTTTGAATTCAATAAAATAGAAATTAGGATCTTTTAAAGTTCTTTCATTAATAGCAGTAAATACTTTAAAAACTGTAAGAGGATTCATAGGTTTAGATATCATAGTAAATAAATCGTAATCTGAGAAATAGCGCTGAGATTCTAGAGATGCTGTTCCAAGTAAAATAACTTTGTTTTTTTGAAATCTAATATCTCTAACAATGTTGAAAAGATCTTCAGGTATATTCTTAACTTTTGTTATATCCATATATAATATATAATATAAAATATTATTTATTAATTATTTTCTATAAGATTCATTTCCACTATCATTAAATCTAATATGAAACATTCTAGAACCACTTTCAATACGAGGATTAGTATTAGCAAAATTATATTTTTGTTGTATTTGATCATCATCCATAGTTTTATATATTTTATTAGTAATATGCTTTTTAGAATGTCCTAATCTAGAACCACCTAAAAGAGCTCTTTCTTCTGGTTCTATTTCATAATTTCTAATTCTATTTAAAAAAGCTTCAGCTGTACCTAAAATACGTGTTGCTCTTTTTCTCATTTCAGCAGTTACTGGATTATCTTGAATTTCATTTATAATTTCATCTAAATTTTGTGCTTGAGTTGCAACTTGATTTCGATCTCTAACTGATAAAAAATTAGCTTCTCCATTTCTTACAAATTCATAAATTCTTTGATATTCTTCTAATAAATCAACAAATGGTGTTTGATCTATTTCAAATAAATTTTGAGGAACTTTATAACCTATTTCAACGTAATTTTTATTTTTAATATTTTCATATACTTCAGTTATTTCATCTAAATCAGAAAAATCTTCAGTTTGAGCAACACCAACAACTGCTTCTAAATTTGGTAAAAGCTTATCTAATTTACTATATACATCATTTATACTTTTTTGATCAACTTGACCATTTTGAATATATATATTTAGGAAACTAATAAGCTCATTATAGTTAGGTATTAATTTACCTGAATTTTGATTTTCAACATCATTATAATTTTCATCAATAATTCCTTGAGCTTCATTAGCTAGTCTATTAATATATTTATCTAAACTAAATTTAAGACCTCTTACTAGTGTCTTATCAGATGCTCTACTTTGTTTATAATTTTCAACCTGTTTTTTTTCAAGTTCATAAACTCTATGTCTAATTTTGCTATCTTCATCTAGAATATCTCTAATTTGATTGTATCTATTAGGAAAATCAGGTTTAGCTAAAACGTAACTTGCTCTCATTCTATATATTAGACAAATATTTTAAATTATAATATAATTAAAAATACTTAATATAAACCATTTACTTTAACATATTTAGATGCTTCTGGTAAGCTCATACCGTGTTCCATCATTACTTTTTTAACTACTTGAGCTCTTGCTTTTCTTCCATCTGTAGCACCTACAGCTTTTTTAGGTGCTTTACGTTTTCTAGCACCACCACCCATAGAAGAAGATGGTAAATTAGCTCTAGGAACTAAACGACGACCACCAGATTTACCAGCACCAGATCCACCACCACCAGAGCGACCACTTCCTAATTCTTCAGCATAATCTTCATCTTCATATTCATTAAGATAATCAGGTTGAACCATACGACGAGTTTGACGAACTACTTTTTTAACTTGTTTTTGTGCTTGTTCTCGTACATTTCGTACTCTAGATCTACCATCTTGAACTGCTTTAGCGACTTCTGATCTTACTCTTCGTTCTCCTTCAGCCATTACATTTCTAGCATTTGCTCTAGCACGATGAACTGCTGGTACTACGCGATCTTCAACTTCTCTATATACACGATCACGAGCTTCACGAACAGCTGGACGAAATTGTTCTCTAGCACTTCTGACCATTCCTACAACATCACGAGCACGAGCAAGAGCAGGAACACGTTCAGCAACACGACTAACGACGTGTTGAGCTAGACCTTGAGCTGGTGATTTAGACTTAAATCCAAGTAATGATTTAATAGAGCTAACAATTCCGCGACCTTTCTTTTTACCACCAGAAATAGGAACATTTCCAGCATAACCAGTATAAGATCCACCAGATTTACCACATCCCATACAACTAGATTTTCCACAGCAAGAACCTCCAGATTTACCAAGACCAAACATACCAGCTAAACCAGAAATTACAGGAATACCAAGATCAGAAATAAATCCATTACCACTCATAGTTTTTTTTCTATATCTTTTTACACCACCAGATTTACCATATCCAGTATATCCAGTATCCATAAATGAATCTTCAGCAAAACCAGAACCCCCAGTCATTCCTTCACCAATCATATTAGTATGATGAACATATTCACGATCAATTTTATTGACTCTTTCGGCAATTCTTCTATTGTAAGCGTTATCGTAAGGCATTATATATATTACATATATATATTTTTTTATTTTGAAAATTTTAATTCTATATATATATATGGAATATTCAAGCGCCCTTAATTATTTAGGAATATCTGGCGGATCTCTTGCTATTATATCAACTATCATATATTTATTACGTAAAACTATATCTTCCAAATGTGTCAGAAATAGAGATGGTCGAACAGTTATAGAACTTGGATTAAATACTGATGAAATACAATCTATTCAAAGTAATCCACAATTAAAAGATATGTTTGATCAATTAAAAAATGAACTAAAAAAACAGGTAGTTTCGACACCTACAAATTCAGCAGTTTCTCCAAGATCTACACCATCTTTATCAGTTCCTGTATAAACCCTTTACTAGTTTTAATATTTTAATAAATATTAAATATAGTTATTTTTATTTAATTTACATTAATTTATTGTGTTTTTTTCCTCCAGATTTACCATATCCAAGAGCACCTAAAGCAGCTGAGGCAGCTTTGGCGGCTGGATGAGGGGCAAGAGCAAGCCCGATTTTGGCAATTGGTGCAACTTTACCAACGATAGATTTGAGAGAATCAAGGAAGCCACCACCAACAAGACGTTTAACACTGTTGTGAGAAATTGGTTCTTGTCCAGAAGCATCGAGAACATCTTCTTTAGTGAGAATTCCAGTGTAGGTAGATGAGGAACCACGTTCGCAGACGAAGACACCTGAGTTTTGGGTAATTATTACAATTTCACCACTGAAATCAGCACCAGTATTATTATCTACGGTTAAAGTTACTTGTAAATTGAAATTGCCAAGAGATCCAGCTGAGTAGTAATCATCTGAGATTTGGATTGCTTTGCCAAATTCTAACATACAGAAAGAACCAGATGTAAGCATTCTAGTATTGGTAGAAGGAGTAACCCATTTATTAGCACGACCTGAGAATTCAACAAAAGATTGATTTGACCCAGCATCTCTACTATATCTATATAAATCTTGTTGTGTTGCGCTTGAAAGGATACCTGAAGAATTGTTAAACTGTATATTTACACCAGTAATAGGTAATACAAAATCAGGATCAGTAAAAGTTTGAGTAGATTGAGCTTTTCTTACCATTAAGATGAGTTTATCTGGAATTTGATTGAGTTGAAGGGCTGATGCTATGACTACTTTACCAGTACCAGCAGCAACGGTTTTAGGTGTGATATAACGAGGCCATTCATAGTAAGGGACAACGTTGCGTGCTGGCATTAAGAGAGAAGGAGGAGGAGTTAAGAAATTGAATAAGAGAGTATTGTTAGTAATGCTTGTAAGAGCTACTCCAGTAATATTTTGACCAGCAGCACCACCTACATTTGCTGATCTAAAAATTCTACTAGCTGAATTGGTGAGATTAAATTGGTAGTTGAGATTTTGTACCCCGTACAAGGCTTGGGCATTACTTTTAGGATCAGCCCAAATCCAAGGAGAGAGGAGAAGAGGTTCAGCAGCAGTAAAAGAAATGGTACAAGTTCTAGCAGTGCCATCACCAACGGTAGCATAATTGCCTCCAAGAACTACATCAAAAGCACCACGAGGTAGTAAATCATTGTCATTAGCATTAATATAAGAGCTGAGAGGATTGTTAGAGGCACCAACAGCATCGGCATAATTAGCTACGGTATCGAACATAGTTGGAGTTGTTCCGTTGTATGCTTGAAGCTCTCTTTGATCATTACAGCGTAATAATGCTGGTAAAATATCGAGCATATTTGAACTGACGGTATTGTTGTTAATTGTTGATGACATTACAGAGCATAATTGGTGTAAAGGAAAAGGAGCAAGAGCTGAGTTGTTGCCATAAGCAATTAAATATTGACCAGCAGGTGGAGAACCAGTTACTGTTACTACTACATCAGCACGCCAGAGAACTCTACGATCAATTAAGGTTTGTTCGCTGGGAACTTGAACGTTAAATGTTACTGAGCTATTAGATTCAGAAATAGCTTTAAATTGGGCAGATGTTACTTGAGAACCACCTTTAATAACGCCATATCCGACGCTATCAGTTACCATAAGACGATCATCAAGAACTAATTTTTTAGAGAAATCTGAGGACATTATATATATTATAAAAAGAAATAAATTTAGAACTATAAATAATAATTCTAAACTATACCAAAAAATTATTTTTAAGTGCTATAAGTTTTCTTTCTAAATAAAAGTTTCAAGTTAGCATTACAACCAACTAATAGAAGTAAAGGATGAAGTCCGCCATAAACATCTTTCCAATAACAAGATAATTCTATACTATTTAAAGGTTGATTTGATATTAAATCGATTAATCTATACTCAGCAGTTGGAGTATATTGAATTTGAGGAAGGTATTCTAAACCAGTTACTAAACTTACTTCAAAATCAGTTAATACTGAACTAATGTTATTATTAGCACCATTATTAGTATTAGCAGTATTAATACCAAAATTTCTAGGTGTGCCAACATTTGAAGGATAAGTTGGAAGTAATGATGAAGTAAATAAAACTGATTGAATTGGACACCAATTAGGGGCTGTTGGATAGTCTTGAAGACAAGTTAAACCAGTGAAAGATGGTGTAGTATAAGTACCATTTGATTTATCAATAATAAATTGATAATTCTTACCAAATGCTATTAAATTACCTAAACCTAAATATAAAAATGGGAATGATGAGAAAAGAACAAACATAGGATTATTACAAAATACACTAATAGGATTAGCTAAAGTATTTAAATAGCCAGCTTGATCAGCTACTAAAACAGCTGTAGAGTTTGAGACATTCCATTCAAAAT